CATTCGCCGAATGTTAATGCGTCTGCAATACCAACTCGCAGGGAGTTACCTGCAGCACCTGGATACTTAGCAGCCCAAGTTCCTACGTTTCCTTCTCCCGAAGAATACGATGCTTCATAAACATCTTGGTTGTTGATCGCAATTGCAGATCCTGATGAAACAGCATTTCTTGCTGCTGTGCCAACTGCACGAACTAGTTGCAGGTTGTTGCCGTAACCAAGAAAGTTAGCAGCAGTGTGGAAGTGTACTGTAGTTGTGCTTGTTGGTTTACCAAACTCGCGGACGAGTTGGTTTTCTGACGAAACTGTGTTAATTTCGTTTACAGGTCCCCAGAGGAAGTAACCAACGTATCCACCAGCAGAACTTGAGACTGCTGGTACGACGTTAGTTAGATCCTTTTCAGTAACTAGGACTCCTGGCGATAATTGAAATGCCATTTTCTTCTCCTTGTATATAAAAACTGACAAAAACCACTGTCTTTTTTGTTATAAACTTATTTATAAGATGTCTACTTTACATCCAACCACGTTTAGTTGGTGCAGCATCAACAGACCATAGGTCTCCGCTATCAACAAAAACTTCTTCTTCAGTGCCATTCATTATTATACCAAATGGTGTCAGTTCTTCTTCTATCTGTTTCATCTGACCATCATATAACTTTTTTCTAATGTCAATATCTGTCAGATCGGTGAAATATGTATTGCTGGTTACCCATGCAAACATGACTAAACTCATTACCAAGTCATCAAAATAACCTTCATCTGCCATCCAAGTTCCCATCTTTTCAATAAAGGTGGAGAATTCTGAGATGGTATCTGCGTCAAAAATAAGTAACTTCTTTTCTTCCATCAGAGACTTTAGTGTAAAACAACCTTGCCTTTTAACTTGCTTAGTCATTCGAACACCCATTTGGGTTGCTCTACCAAATCCTGGAGAAAGATATTGTTTATTTGTATCTTTAGAAGTCGTTAAAATATTATCATATTCTAATTCTGCATGTAAAATATCGGCGACTTGCTGGCCGATATCGTTAATTTCAATCATTACATATGCATTATTAAAATCTCTTGCCACTTTGTTTACGATATTAGGATATAACATCGGTGGTATTTTATTGTTGCGGTATTTGGCGACTAGTTTATATGGAACTGAGGTCGCATCAACCACAGTAAATGCAGAATAGTCACCACCAATACCTCTTGCAGTGTCAACACCCATTACATAAGTATGCTCTGAGATTGGATCCTCGAAGATATCTAGACCATCCTTCATGTATATAGGGTCAATAGAACTCATCGCTCCAAGTGTATGTGCATTCACAAGAGTGTTGCTCGAACCAAGGAAATTACAGAGAACTTCTTGGTTGAATTTCAACTCACCGAGCATCTTGAGTTGTTCTTCTGCCCACTCTTCATCACGTCCAGGAATTTCAGTATATGGGATGAACATGGGTTTGAATCCATTGACACCCTTTTCTGCTTCGTTCCAGAATTTCCAGAAGTGGTTATACCCCAGAGGTGTTGATGTCAATAGAATCTTGGTTGTTTGACCAGCAGAAATTGTAGGATAAACTGAAGCGAAGAACTGCTCGGCAACCGTGTTTGGAATAATCGCTGCTTCGTCGATATACAACCAGTTAACAGACTTACCGCGAATACCCGAGGCAGTCGTAGCAGCAGTAAATACCTTGGATCCGTTTTCTAATTCAACGTCACCCTTGTTCCAAGTCTTAACACCTTGCTGCATCCAGAGAGGCAAGTTTTCAAACATACCCTGATAACGATTCATGACTTCGCGAGCAGCAGAAGTCTTGTTCGCGAGGATAGCAACAGTTTTTGCATCTTGAAACAGTGTATACCACAGGATACAAGCAGCAGATGTGATAGTCTTACCCTGCTGACGACCTTCCATAAGAATCGCTTTGCGATTGTCTAGGATATGATGGACTTTGCGCTTCTGACATTCATACAGTTTGAATGGAATGAGACCTTCGTCAAGTGACACGATCATGCAATAGTTCTCAATGAAGTAAATTGGATCCTCCTCACACAAAGCGAGTTCTGTCAATTGCTCCGGAGTAAAATTGTGTTTGTATCCAATCGGTTTTAAATTAATATTACCGTGATACGAGGATTCCTCAACTATCATGTTCTATAACTTTTGCTTTCTCTGCTTTCAATGCCCTGAGTAAATCTTGGGTGCTTCCGGAAAAGATAATGTTATTCTGCGTATCTATTTGCTGAGACTTTTTGTTGTCATCTTGAAGAACCTTTTTCTTTCTCGCCTGAAGATCCATTAGATCTTTAGCAGTATCACCAGTTGTTTTGATCAATTGCCCAACGACTTCATAAGCACGAGGACTGTCACTTGCAAGTGCAACATTTAACATACCCTCCAATGCTCTTTGACTGGTGTCAATCAATTCATTCAGTTTATTGCGAGCAACATTGTAATCATCTTCAATGTCATTACCTGTTGATTCAATAACTGCTGGGACTGCAGATGTAGTCGTAGTTGCTGGGAGAATCTCCACTTCAATTACTTCAACTGGTTCTGGGATCTTTGTTGTTTCGGTTCCAAAAAGATCGTCAAGATCTTGATAGTTACCCTTGTTCGAAAAATTCATCGAATTGCTCCACATAATCCCAGTCATCAGTTACTGCAGCAGTATCTGGATTTGTTGTTACTTGATATTTTTGTTGATAAGTAGGTTGTTCAATATCCGTATATGTATTCGCGATTGCGCTTCGAATAATTCCTTGCTGCTCGACTGGACCATATAGGTTTAATCCGAGCGTAAAGTTTAGCGTCCACACAATCGAACGTCTTTGCATGTAATCACCAGCATAGTCGTCTTCATAATTGATGGAATCAAGAACTATCTGAAGATCTCTTTTTATCCCCATCGATGGAATGTCAGTTATGGTGACACAGAAGTCAGGATTGAAGAACGGAATTATTTGCTCGACAATCTGCAGCGCATCATCTTGATTCTTTGCCATTGCATACAACGAAATATTCATGTCATATGGTGTGCTTGTAAATTGAGATCGCAGCATGTTAGGATCATCGCCCTGACCGATTGCTACATTCTTAGTAAGCAAGTTAATCTTTCTCGCAGGATTATATTGTAATCCCGTAATCTCAAATCCCATTCGCGGGAGTATGATTGCAGTAGACTGTGTAGTAGTTGTTGGGACTTCTGCGATACGAGCGAGAAATTTATTTTTTGGTGAATATGCTAATGGAACACGGACAGATTGCACGACTTCTTCATCAGAATTATATCTCTTAACAGAAATCTGATTGAAGATCGTACCGAAAGCAATGATTGCTTTTCTGATATGTTGATGATAAAAGTGTTGACGTAAAAACATTATGCTCTTTTCTGTACCTCACCGAATGGATTGAATGCGGTGAAGTCTAGAATACCTTCTGCTTCTACCTCGAATTCATCATTGTCTGATTGTGGATCTGTATCTGCAGTTGCATATATCTCGAGGATAATTGAATCATCGTTAGAGTTTAGAACAAAGTCCCCTGACTCTTGAAGTAGTTGGAATCTGTAAACATCTTGATTTGATGCGTCAGTGATTGAATCAATTTCATCGATCCCTGTATCAATTCTTTCAGAACTGAATTCAAAGACATCACATTGCAGTTTATATGTGTAGATCTTGCCGAGTTGATAGAATGGATTTAAGAAGTCAACATACTTGATTACGAAAAATGTTTTGGTTTTCGAGAAGTAAAGTAGATCGCCTTCTGCTGGTCTTCCTGGTAATTCTAGTATCGCATTCTGAGCAACACCTTCTTCCCAGCGTCTTTTGGCAACTACGAAGGTTGCTGAAGATCTAAACTCAAATCCGAACTTAGTAAATAGTTCGCCTTCACCCTCGAAACCTTGAACATTCTCAAGATACATTTCGAGAGGATATGCTTGATCGAAATACTGAAGTGCATCTTCGCCTAGGATACCGTCAAGGTTACCAGTTTGCTTTGGAAGATAAAAAACATCATGACCGTAGATCTTCAAACTTTCAATGACAAGATCCTCCACCAAACGTTGTTCGTTTGTGGTTCCAGATGTATTACCAGATTGAAAATAGAAGTTCGTTGGCATGTCTTATCCAACCATGAAGTCTATTGGCAACTCTGACTTCAATTGCATTTCGTTTTCGATTGTCGCGATTTCTTCGACTGCTTCTTCGTAGATCTCTCTGCCATTTAGAATTACACCCCCAGGAAGTTGGATCCCACCAAACTTCTTCATGTTCTCACCCCATTGACGTTTGATCAATGCAGTCGAATAACGTTTCAGGAACATGTCATCATAGACTTGTGTGTATGTTGTTGGGTCTAGGATACGATAGCATTCAACGACAATAAAATCATCAGGATTTAATACTTCTTCCCAATTCATGTCAATATACATCTTGTCCATTTTACGATTGTATTTGAATGAACGATCGCCAACTAGAAGCATGTCAAGCATTGACAGATGCTGTTGAACTTGCGTATAATAAACCATGTCAGCAGACAGCAAGTTATACATGTCATTAAGACGGAACTGATAGATAAGATCGAACATGTTGTTGCGATTGTTCATACCAGAACTTGGACCATTGACGGGAAGAACACGGATAACACCGATTACCGAATCTGGGAGTGGGAGATAACCGTTCTGAATATCACCTGGAGTGTAGAAACTAGTTGCTGCGAGTGCTCTGCTGAATCCTGAGGTAGATCCTGTTACAGTTTCACCTGTTGTAAACACACCCTTTACGTTTGTTATTCTCGCAGTGGTTCCAGATAATGTGTATAAAATACATGTCGCGCCCGAAGTATTACCGATTAACATCTCGTTGTTTTGAAATGAAGGTGCAGACAACCCCGAGAATTTTAGTTCTGCGGTTGTGACTTTGTGCGTCAGGTAGAGTCTCTCGACACCGTCGAAATGATACTCTTGGAAATACTGTAATGCGTCATCGATGCGATCTTCTACTTGATCATCGTCCACATTAATTTCAATTACTGGAAATCCGAGTCTGCGGAGACAGTAATCTATTAAACCTTGTCTTGAAGAAATTGCCATATCTTGTCCTCTTTGGGACTATTTATAATGTACCCATGTCATAAACTGTAGGATCCACTCCTGCGAGATCACCCAGATCGATTGTTCCTGGAATAGTAAAGAATTCTGGATTATATCCTCCGACCTCAATAATACTTCCATCGGTTTTTTTAGAATACAATACACCGTCTGCGAGATTTACCGCAAGTTCTCCGACTGCAATATCACCGACTGCAGGAATTGCTCCTGTACTTTCACTTCTTTTTAGTTGGATTACTGTTGCCATAATTAATTCAATAAAGTTCCTGCTGAGTTGTAAACATTGATTCGGAAATACGCACTTGAGTTACCATCCAGTAGATCGGCATCTAGACCAGATCCTGTACCATCAACTGTCTTAATTGCATCAAGCATATTAGTTGCGGTAAATGCACCACCCAGAGAAACTGCAGTGCCTGCTAAAGTAATGCTGCTGTTGGTTAGTGATGCGTTACCAATATTTGATAGAGTATTTGATGCACCACTAATTGTCTTGTTGGTAAGAGAATCGGTGGTAGCACGACCGACTAGTGTATCCGTACTTGTTGGTAGAGTTAGTGTACCAGTGTTGACAATGCTGCCAATCACAGGACTGGTAAGTGTCTTGTTAGTTAGAGTTTGAGTTGCGGTAGTACCAACAACTGGAATATAGTTGGTTCCGTCTACTGTATATTCCCAAACATCAGTAGTTTCATTCCATTGAAATACGACATTTGTAGAAGATCCACGCTCAACTTCGATACCAGCATTTTGACTTGGTGTGCTAGTTTCATTACTGTTCAGTAAGATAATATTATCGGCAAGATTAATAGTTTCGGTATTTACTGTGGTTGTAGTTCCAGAAACAGTTAGATTACCACTAACAGTTAAATCATTGAACGTAACGTTAGATCCAGTTCCAACTGCCTGACCAATAGCAACTGCACCATCAGTGATAGTAACACCAGTTCCAGCGCTGATATGAGCGCGAACATCTGTTGCACTTGGACCAGTATAAGTAATTACACCCGTCGAACTGTTATATGCGAGCGATCCATCACCGCCACTATCTGTTACAGATACAGCACCACGGGCAAGAGCATCTGTATATTGAGTAATGGTGGATGAAATTGCGCCACTAGTAATACTAATACCTGTGCTTGCGCTAAATGCATCTCTTGCTCTGGTAGTTGTAAAGTAGAGGTTTGTTGAACCTTCTGTGATTTCGTCAGTGTTATCTTTAGTCTGAATTGCCGAAGTAACATATGCTTCAGTTGCCAGAGGTTTACCACCAGCGGTGGTACCATCATGAACAACTACTGTATCTTTTGTTGTGTCGACTGTGACTTCACCGACAGCACCAGTAAAGGTAGAGTGCTGGACAGTAGTCCCTCTTCTAAGTTGTAAAATCGTTGCCATTTGTATCTCCTAGTCCACCCTATTTAGGTAGTATATGTTCCACCATCAAGAATGGCACCATCTGCTATGTTTGCTAGAGTGGTTTTCAACAATTGATGACCACCAGCAGTGGAACCATCATGCACCCTTATCGTATTGTTTGTAGTGTCCACAGTAATTTCTGCTTCAGCGCCAGTAAAGGTATTATGCTGAGTAGAAGTACCTCTTCTCAGTTTTACTCTTGCTGCCATTATGCGATGCTCCCGTAATCAACTGCATTATATGCTGCTACTTCATCAGTAATCAATCCATAGTCAAGATCGGTTATCTGATTGAGGCGAACAATTGCTGTTCCAGGTGTAGTTGATGTATCAACGAAGAAGTCGCTGAATGCAGTATCAGAAAAAGCGATTGTGCCTACCGAGGTAGTTCCATCTCCACCATCAACTCCAACACCGCCGATAGAAACGATTGTTCCGTCAGTTTTCTTAGAAAATATTTTTTTGTCAGTCAAATTGACTGCGAGTTCGCCTATTGCAAGTTGTCCTGCAGTGGGTATTGCATTAGCAGTTTCACTTCTCTTTACTTGGACTATCGTTGCCGCCGCTGTCATTTAAAATTTCCTTCTCATTTTGTTCCGCATCGTCAACGAGGTAGGGTTCTTCTGCACCAGTGTAACTGTAATCAGATTTCAATTTACCATCAAGACCCATGTAGTCGGACTTAGGAATTGGTATTGCTTGGATATCTTCTAAAACTTGAATCTTTTTCTGCAACTCATTAATGGTTTCATTCGCCATCGTAAGTTGTGTATTCAGCATGATATTATCAAGTGTTAACGCCTTCAGTCGTTCTGCAAGATTTGCAATATACGAGTTAATAAATTTTGTTTGATCCATTATCTATCTCCAAAAAAAGTGGGAGGGGAGAAATTCCCCTCCCTTTATATATTAGTATGTTCCACCGTCGATATTGCCGAACGAAGGAGCAGCGCCTGAACCACCAGATAGAAGAACTTGACCCGCAGTTCCCGCAGCGGTAACTCCGAGTGCAGAAGTACCATTACCGAACATAACACCGTTAGCAGTAAACGTTGCCGCACCAGTACCACCGTTTGGAACGCTGATTGCCGAAGCAAGCGAAGAAATAGTTCCGCCTTCAAGGTTAGCAACAAGAGTAGCAATGGTGTAACCAGTTGCCGCTGTGTTAACAGTTGTGGTTGGAGCAGCTTGTGAATCCTTAAAGAGTCTCCACTTACCGTCCGAAGCATCGCGGAAGATACCTGAGTAAAGGTCTAGCGAACCGCTGGTATCATACATACCGAACAGACCGATGTCAACTGCGTCAGTTGCGTTATTGTCGTTACCAACGAATACGAGTGGATCGGTAACAGTTAGAGTTGTCGAGTTAACAGTAGTTGTTGTTCCCGAAACTGTAAGGTTACCAGCAACTGTTACGTTAGCACCTGAAAGTGTAAGAGCAGTTGTTCCACCCGATGACTTAATGTCGTTTCCAGTAACTGTTAGATCACCAGCAACAGCAACGTCTGCACCCGAAAGTGTCAGAGCAGTAGCAGAAGATGACTTAATGTCGTTACCAGTTACGGTAAGATCGCCAGCAACAGCAACATCAGCGCCTGCAAGAGTTAGAGCAGTAGCAGAAGATGACTTAATGTCATTACCAGTAACTGTTAGGTCACCAGCAACGGCAACATCTGCACCCGAAAGAGTGATAGAAGTTGTTCCGCCATTTGCCTTAATGTCGTTACCGCCAACTGTTAGGTCGCCAACAAGAACAACGTTTTCTGTAAGAGCAACAGTTACGCCAGCATCTTCTGAACCTGAACCTGAGATAGAAACTTGGTTTGCAGTTCCAGTAACAGTAGCAACATAGTTACCAGTTGTGTCAGTGCCAAGAGCAACTGAGTTAGCAGCAATCGAAGCAACACCAGTTTCGCTGATTGTGATATCGCCCGAAACAGCAGCGTAGATGTAATCGCCGATATCTTCAGCAGTAATCTTCTTGTTTGCAGTTGCCGAAGCATCATAAACAAGGAATTCGTCTGCATCAGCAAGTGATGTCAGAGCAGTAGCACCAGTAATATCAGCAGCGATAGCAACTTGGTTGTCTGAAACTGTTGTCTTGACACCAGCTGAACCAGCAAAAGTCAGAGTTCCGCCAGTTGAGAAGGAATCAGTATTTGGAGTTCCTTGGTTGTCGCTGATTGTGAATGACGACGAAGCAGGTGCAGAGAATGCGAGTTGACCTGAACCGTTTGTGGTAAGGATCTGACCGTTTGTACCGTCTGCGGTTGGAAGGATCAGAGTAAGATCGGCAGCAAGCGAATCTGGTGCCTTTAGAGTTACTTTGCTGGAACCATTAGATGTTCCTTCAGCAAAGGTTGCTTTACCACCGACTGATGAGGTTGCATCGATAAGACGAGCATCAACCTTGTCTGTGAAATACTTACCACCGACAGCATGAATTGCGGCAGAACCACCTTCTACTGATTCGATATAAAGTTTTGCACTTGCGCCGCTATTGCTTGCGTCTTGTGCGTATGCCATTTCGCCTTCTAGGAGAGCGGAAGTTGCTGGGGCAGTTGCGCCCGAACTTCTTTTAATTTGAATGATTGTAGACATAATGTCAGTTTCCTTTAGTTTATTATTTCTATTTCAGTTGTTAAAACGTTCCACCGTCTATAATACCCAAATTCAAATCTAAAGCAGGATCTACTGCCTCCCATTTGTTAGTAGCAGTATTGTAAACTAAAGTATATCCATCTTGAATACCTTCTACATCTACGTCCGCTAACGTCTCTATTTTAGTTGATGTTCTTTTACTTACTATACTTGTATTTATAGTATTTGAAGTTCCCACTTCAACTTTAACTGCATTCGGGGTTCCTACTGTAACGTTAAGTGCCATTATTTCGTTACCTCTGGATTAATTACAACGATCCCCTCAAGAACTCGTAGCGTTTCACCGTCGCCTGTAATTTCAATATCGTAAACATATCTTCCTGCTTTTATTGCTGAGGTTTGCACCGCAGTCAATGAAATAGTGACTTCGCCATCTTCTGGTAAAGAAACTGCTGCAGTAAAATTAGTAGAAGTAGTAGTGTAATACGATCTGCGCATTTGTGCTGCTACAGTATAACCAGTAAGATCCTTTAGATCTCCGTTCTGATCATTTACTGCGAGGGACAAAGAAAAAGTCGTTCCTTGGTCAATAAAGATATTTTGAATTTGTGCCATCAGAAACCCTTATAAATTATATGAGAATATTTATAATAACTGAGAATACTATGCAAACGATTTTGATGATAAAATATGGTGAAAAATATTCTGCTGCAGACGTAAACAGAATAGTAAATGATACTGGCAGAAAATATAACTATGCGTGTATCACCGATGATCCGACTGACCTAGATCCATTAATAAAAGCAATTCCTATGCCTGAAGATATAGAGGGACATTGGATTAAAATATGGATGTATACTTTGGAGGAATTGGGTGATGTTCTTTACTTAGATCTTGATATCAGAATACAAAAAAACATTGATCATCTGTGGAATTCTATTGACAATTTTCCTACAATAGTATATACTTATTGGAAGGATAAAGAGTTTCCCGATTATGTTGGTGACACACATGGTATGCGTTTCTTGAGTAATTACAACTCAAGTGTTGTTATGTGGAGAGAAGGAACTGTTCATCATATTTGGGAACACTTTCAAACAGATCCTGATTACTACATGGTTAAATACTTTGGTGATGATAGATTCCTTTGGCATGAAGATTTTAGATTCAATTACTTTCCAAAGGGTGAAATTTATTCTTTTGTTTATGGTGCAGATTATTATGGAATTGACGACCACAACGAATCCTTCTTCTATCGCCCAACTTATACGATAGCATTGTTAAATGGTTTAGATCAGTTTCCTGGAGCAGAAAAAAAGTATGATGAACTTCGTATGTATTAAGTGGGGCGACAAGTACTCTGCCAAGTATGTAAACAACTTATATAAGATGGTGCGAAAGAATTTTTCTCGGAACTTATCTTCCTATACATTCACGTGTTTTACAGATAACGCCGAGGGAATTGAATGTGATACTGCACCTATACCAGACGATGGTATTTTGCATCCCAAATATTGGTTTGGTGAAGAAACTTTCTGTTTTGACCGTGCAAAGTTCTTAGTATTTAATTCACATAATTGGCTTGGTTATACTGGGAACTGGTGTTACTTCGACCTTGACGTGGTAATCCAAGAAGATATAACAGAGGTAATTGACCTATCTGAAAAACCAAGAATAATTCAATGTCGTTGGCAACCACAATCACTGAAACATGATAGATTGTTTATAGATACTCGAGGCACGTTCTATAATTCGAGCATGATGTTATGGCCTAATGTTTCTTGTGAGCACATCTATAAAGATGTTATGCAGAATTCTCAATCTGTATTCAAAACCTTTTTTAAAGGAAGCGACAATTACCATTACTGGAGACAGAGAGATTTCTGGAAAGATATTCCAGGTGGATGGATCTATTCTTGGAATCGTGGAAAGCATCACCCAGATGATGTGGAATGGTTTAAGTTTCGTAAAGATGCTAAGGTATGTTTGTTCAACACAGACAATGTTCCGCATCCGAGTGCAAAGGCACAAATTAAATTAATGGAATGCACTGATGAAAATATTATTAGGTTGTGGCAATGAGAGTTAATTACGTTTGCTGTAAATGGGGAACAAAGTATTCTTCTGAGTTTGTCAACCGTCTTTATCGAATGGCAAAGAAGCATACTCCAGATAATTTTGAGTTTCATTTCTATTGCTATACGGATAACAGCGAAGGATTTGATGCCGAGATTAAAGTAATAGACTTCCCAGACATTCCCGACATCCATCCGAAATACTGGTTTGGGTCTGAGGATTTTAAATACGGCATGGCACGTTGTTGGGACAGACCAAAGACGTTCATCTTCAATACACACAACTTCGCAGACGATAAACCCACTGGAAGATTTGTCTTTTTCGACCTTGATGTTATCATACAAAATGATTTGTCGCCAATCATCACTTATGACCTAGAGA